CTTATCATTATATGAACTAATAGCTGGATACTTTAGATCAAATATATACTCTCTAAGCCGATTCGTGAAATGCATTAAAACATCCCTTTTAGATCTGACTTTATTCTTACACCAGGGTATTCCTCCTGATGTTCCGAGGTCATATGTATGATCATTGTCATTATGTGAAGGAACAGTTTTGAGAAAACGAAAATAGACTAAACACATTTGCATGGTTTTATCTATAAATTCATTATCAGGATAAACTGCATCAACATCACATTTCATGATTTGTAGTGAAACATTCTTCCAAAGGGCACGAACTCTAAAATAAGTAGCACTCCCTTCAATCATTGAATGACCAGGATTCGCCAATTTATAGGCCTCCCAATCTCTATCAACGACATCAGAGTAATTTGCTCCTGTATTCGGGTATTGTCGTCTGTAAGTCGAATCACAAATTAATTGTAAATTTTTATATGGATAATTATCAATTCGCTCAGCTGTAGGAACAACGAGCTTCAATGTTCCATCGAAGTCGAAACCTGATGGTATTTTGCCAATACTGCCCTCATACCAGGGAGTAGCAGTCTGGCACCTTCAAACACGAGTATCTAATGTTTTAAACCAATCCAACACAGAGGCTGTGAAAGGGATAAAATTATTACCTTCTCCTTGTCCATCGGTATGATAATGCATACCACTAACTGTTGATTGATCTAATGATATAGCTGATCCACAGTACGCTGGAAGAGAATGATAATCACTCTTATAATGTTCAAAAGTACCTGAAACATCTCTATGTTTAGTAGGTGGAGACCCCACTGTCAACAAATTTTTCCCTCCTTGTTTAGAAAATAAATAAACTTTCTTATCATAATTATCAGGAAAAACAGATGTTTTCAAAGCAAATTTTTTTGTACCTGTCTCTTTTACATCAATAAATTTACATCGAAGATCAGATTTTTTATACTGAAATGATCCATTAGCTGTAAGATTTATAACTGCATCTAAAATTTTAACATGGGGTGTATCATATTCGAGGTAATGATTGTTGAACATCAACAACATATGACCCTCTACATTAACAACAAAACACTCACCAATAATTTCATTATTGAGATCGGTAACATCAAATTGATATTTTGCTAAATGAACACCAGCTGCTCTCTCTGCTAACTCGTTAACAAAAGCACCAGGTTGTTTTGCTTCGAAACCTTGAGGCTTGCATTCACACTGGAATGTAATTAAACCGGGTTTAGCTTCCAACTTTTTAGCACCCTTACAATGTGTCGAACATTTAACTGCTGACTCATATTGTGTGGGCTGTGGTGTCTTAGGTAAGGTTTTTGCAGTAGCCGGCTTTGCCACAGGTACTGGCTTAGCTACAGGAACAGGTTTGGCAACACTCTTAACTTCTTGGGGTTGAATTTTAGCTGACTCATGAGTTTTTTTATACTCTCTCCTCTCCTTCTTTGAAAATTTTTTTTTTTCAAGTTTTTCAGCAACCGCCTTTGGAGGAGTTTTTAAAAACTCAGATAATTTCTTTCTATCCAGAACTACTTTAGCTTCAAATTCAACACGTGCCTTGACAACTTGCCCTTCAAATTCATCATAAGCAGCAGCAACATGTGTTGCACTAGTTATTTCTTGATTCCAAG